TGGTGCATCAAAGGTTAATGCTTTTTATGATAATTTGAGAGGAAACTTGATACCCTCCACTTTGGATGCAGGTGCAATGAGAGCAATTGCAGGTAAGCATGGAGGAGTAGGAGTTAAGGCAAAGGAACTCCGGACATCTGCATCAAAGGAGATTTATGGACAGGTTGAGGATGCATTCACAAAATTTGCAAATAAAATGGGTGTGGCACCTGCAAAAGCACAGTCATCAGTTTGGGGTGGTTCTGCCAAGTATACTGGAGTTGGCAAGGCACCACCGGGAATGCCAGAGGGTGCATCATGGATGGAGATGTTGATGTATCGGGTCAATAAGACTGCAACCGAAACAGGAAAATCTCCAAAACAGGTTCTCACTGATCTTCTCAGTGGAAACCAGGTGTTAAGATCAATGGTTGCTCCACTGTTAACTACAGGTGCAGTTGGAGGATTACTAGGAGAAATGGAGGGTATTCAATGAATGAAGTAGAACAGGAACTGAAGGAATCAGAGAGAGCAAAAGAACTGATGGATGATCCACTTATCAAGCAGACTTTTGAGACAATGGAAAAAAAATATATGGATGCCTGGAGGGGTTCAGATCTGGAGGATTCAAAAGGCAGGGAAATTCTCTGGCAACTAATTTGGGCAATAGGACAGGTAAAGGCACATTTCGGTGTTATAATAGAAAAAGGTGAGTTTCATAAGGCAACAATTAGCCGAAATATGAAACGTAAAAGTTAAAATTTAAATGGGAGCAACCATGGCAGAGTCAGGACTCCAACAGGCAGAAAATGTTTTTCAGTCAATGTTGTCCGGTGAACCCGACAAACAACAGCAGTTGGAAGAAGTACCAGAGGAGGTAGAAGTTGAAGCAGAAGAACCTGAGATTGAAGCTGAATCTGAAGAAGTTGAAGCTGAGGAAGAAGAATCTGAAGAGGCAGAACAGGAACCTGAAAAATACTACCGGGTTAAAAGAGACGGTATCGATTATGAGGTGACCCTGGATGAAGCTTTAGCAGGTTATCAGAGGCAGCAAGACTATACTAAGAAAACGCAAGTGGTGGCAGAAGAAAAGAAGGCACTGCAAGCGGAACAGGAGGCTGCAAAAAATGAAAGGTTGCAGTATCAGCAACGTGTGGAACATTTGGTTCAGCAACAGGAATCTCAGCAACCAGTAGAACCTGACTGGGATCAGTTGTATGAAGCAGATCCCCTCCAATGGATGAAGCAGAAAGAAGAGTTTCGTTCACAGAAGGAGAGGACCCTGGAGTTGAAGCAGGAGCAGTTTAAAATCCGACAACAACAGGAATATGAGCAGCAGGAACAGATGAAAACTCATTTGTCCCAGCAGCACCAGGAGTTGATTGATGCAATACCAGAATGGCAGGACCCAGCAGTGATGCAAGCTGAGAAAGCTCAAATCAGAGACTATGCCGTTTCTACACTCGGCTATTCCTTAGAAGAGATTTCCCAGGTATATGACCAACGTGCTGTACGTGCACTAAGGTCTGGAATGATTGCAAGTGGATTATCAGGTAAGGGTAAATCAAAACTCAAATCTGCATCTCCTGCAATTAGATCCGTAACACCAGGTTCTGCATCGGAGCAACCCAGAAAGCAGACTTCAGTTCATAAAGCAAAAATTCGGTTAGCTAAAACAGGCAGAATGTCTGATGCTGCTGAAGTTTTCAAACAACTGTTTTAAACTATAACATACTAATATAAAAGGACAACATGGCAAAGGTAACGAATGCTTTCGATACTTATACCTCTAAAGGGAACAGGGAAGATCTTTCGGATGTGATATATAATATATCCCCGGAAGAAACTCCTTTTGTTACAATGGCAGGTAAGAGATCAGTAAGCTCAACACTTTTCGAACATCAGACGGAAAGTCTCCCAGCAGTTGCGACAACTGCACAATTCGAAGGTGATACGATTACTGCTACTGCATCGAACAATACAGTTCGGAACAGTAACCAGTGTCAGATACTCTACAGAAGTGCAGCAGTGACAGGTACTGAAGCTGCAATAAATCGTGCAGGAGTGGCAGATGCAATGGCACATCAACTTAGTATCATGAGTCGTGCATTAAAACGTGATGTTGAAAAACTCATGTTAGGCAACTCCATTAAAAATAGCGGAGCCGCCGGGACTGCTCGCACTACCGCTGGAATATTAGCAAAACTGTCAACTAATATCTCTAAGCACAGTGGTGGAACCAATCCTACGGCAGCTCAGGCTGCAGTCGGATCGACTGCCAGGGCAGATGGTACTGCCAGGGCATTTACAGAAGTTTTGATGAAGGCAGTTATGAAACTCTGTTTTGACTCCTCTGGAGATCAACCAACAGAGATCATTATGTCAGCAGCAAATAAACAATTAGCAAGCGCATTTTCCGGTAGGGCATCCAGTACTCAGGTTGTGGCACTTCCAGGAAAAGCGGATGAAGTGAATGCTAACGTGAGCCTGTATTCAGGTGACTTTGGTGTTTATGCAATCCAGGCGGATCGCTTCATGAGAGGCGAGAAGGATGTGCTAATCCTTAACCCAGAGTATATAAAAATTGCTCAACTCAGAGCATTTGAAACTGAGGCCATCGGAAGAATCGGAGATGCCCAAGGATCGTACATAATTTGGGAAGGCGGTTTGCAGGTAGATAATGAATTAGCGCATGGTCTGGTTGCAGATTGTGGTGCATAATCATTAACCCTGTTTATAATGAGTACTGAAACTTTGTTGATGCTGTGTTTCAGTATTCATAAACTACCCCTTCTCCTGGAGGGGTAGCAACCAACTTTTCTCGAGAGAGAGAATGGATAAATGTGCCAAAAGCAACAACAAATTTAGGGACAGTTGATGGAGTCCATACTGCAATCCATACAGAAGATGGCGATGGGACTTTTCATGTCGTTAAAACTCAGGATATCCAGCCTACCCTAGACTATACCAAATATCTCAGAGAGCAGCCTGTTAACCGAAAAGCAGATGACAGGCATATTGCTGAGATCCCACTAGTGTTATTCGCAAAACTTATCAGAGATGGAATTATGGGTTCCGAGGGTGATTCCAAAGCAATCCTGAAATGGCTAGATAAACCAGAAAACAAGGTTTTCAAAACCGTTGAAGGGAGACTTACCTGATGGCAATTTCAACAAAAGCAGAATTACATACTGCAGTAGCAAACTGGCTTAACAGGTCAGATCTTACCTCCAGGATACCAGAATTTATTTCTCTTGCAGAAGCAACCTTTAATCGTAATTTTAGGACAAGAGAAATGCTGGTTAGAAGTACCGCATCGGTTGAAAGTCAATATGTAAGTATCCCAACTGATTACCTGGAGATGATGAATATTGAACTGACTTCAACAACACCTCCCAAACGACTGGTTTATATTACATCAGACAGGTCTGATGACTACCGTGAACAACAAAATAACAAAACAGGAACACCAAGTTATTATACAATTGAAGGTACCTCAATTCAGTTACTTCCAACTCCAAGTGAATCAGTAACTGTTCAGTTAAATTACTATCAAGATATCCCTGCACTTTCAGGTCTGGCAGATTCTGGTGACAACTGGTTACTACTGGCACATCCAGATATTTATCTTTATGGAACACTGATGCAAGCAAGTCCCTATATAATGGACCCCCAGTCTGCAGGACAGTGGGGTGGATTATTAGACAGGTCAATGCAGGAACTTCAGTTATCAGATGAAAAAAGTAGGTACTCTGGTGGAACTTTAAATATGCGACCAAAATACATTTATACATGATATGAATGAAACATGGACAGAAGAACCAATTGGTCCACAATTATATGGATCATCAATATATGGCAGCTTTAATTATGGATCTGCAGAGTGGACAGATGAAACAACAACTACTGCAACCTGGACCAACTTAACTGATGCAACCACAACCTGGACTGCTGCTTTTGGTATTTCTAATACTGTAGTTGCTAGTGCAGAGCAGGGAGTAACTTCCAGTGAAATCCAAGAGTGGGATGTGGGACATGGTACAGGGGGTTATCATGGGAATTGGTCAAATAATGGGAATACTGGTGCAGCAGATAAAATAGATATAACTTCATTTGATAGTAGTGGTGGATTAAGAGTGAGTCTTGTAGATCATGTTACAGGGTTCTCTAACACTCCTAACAACCCTGGTACTTACACTACTAATAACTTCCTCTCGGGTTCAAATCCAAGTGGAGGGTTACCAGATAATGATAAGATTATCTTCTGGGGTGA